GGCGTTGACGCTATTGGCCAGAATGTCGCCGCGGACACTCATGGCCGAATACCCGGTCAGGAGGTCATCGACCTTTTGCTTCATAACGGCGAAAGTGTCATTGGTCTTGACACCAGCCAGGTCCATAATACCCAGAGCCGTGGTGAAGGAATACCCCTTAGCCATTGTGCCCGCAAGGGTCATGGACAAATTCATCCCGCTGCTTTGCAGCAGGTTGATCTCATTCCTTACAGCCGCAATGCTGTTCGTGGTAGAAGAACCGAATATTGCCTTGGGTGCAAAGCCTTGCGCGAAAAATGCCCTGATTGCTGTTCCGGCCCTGCTGAGAGCGTCGGACAAACCAAGCCCGGGTGTGAATGCCTTACCCAACAAAGCAAAGGCACTTTGGTCAGGATGGAAATTCTTCAACACTCTCTGAAGCCTGACTATCTGATCTGAAATTCCTCCGAAGCTGAACATCGCCTGGGAAGCACTCATTTTCCCAAGGTCGTTGTTGATGTTCGTAATCATGTTGGATATAGCAGGGTTGACTTCGGTAATTCTGTGAATGAGGAATCCTAGCCCGACAGCCGCTACCACAGCCCAGGTGAATGGGTTACGAATCAAGGCCAGAGCATTCATGCTGCGGTAAGACTTTAGGGCAGCAGCGCTAACGAACCCGAGACGGTTGCCTAGCGTCAGTAGGATGCCTATGCCTAGTCTGCCCCAGATATAGATCCCGTGCAGTGCCAGGACAAATGCCAGGATAGGTGTCGGGATCTTGGTAAATATGTCGAAGACCTTGGATGCAGCCACCAGGATATCCATAAGGTAGTGCGCAACACCCGGCATAGCCTTGATCAAGTTGAATAGGGCATCTCCCAGATTGCCAGCCATCTGGCCAAACTGCTGCATAAAGCCGACACCGTCTTTGAGCAGCTTGCCGAACGTGCTTGAGGTTTGGTCCCATACCACGATCTTCGCTATCCAAGTGTCAAAGGTCGATGTCACCCGCATAGCTACTGAATTGAGGATACCAGTATTCCTGTTAACCAGCGTTAGGGCACCGCCGTACAGGGATATCCCCCGGGCAGCCATAAGGCCGCTTTCAGACAGGACCCTGAAATTGGACCCAGTTGTCTTTATCTGATCGCCGAATGCAGAATTGACAGTATTGATCGATTGTATGTTGGTGTAGATATCATGCAGCGTCGGCTGAAGAGCTGCTGCACCTACGGCAAATGCTGCAATTGCAGAAACGACGGCAATGAGTGCTTCCAGCAATGCATCAAGGGCAATATGCCACGCAGCAATTCCGGCAAGGGTGGTACCACCTAGCCATCCCCACAGTCCCCAGCCTCCTCTACCGCCACCGCCTCCGCCGCCACCAGGAGAAGGAGGCACGATAACTTTACCACCTCCGCCTCCGCCAAGTGCTCTGAGCATAATCAGGTCATGGCTGATCAAGTCGCCTAGGCTGTTGATTGCCCTTACCGTTGAATCGAATCCCGAGGCCAATATGGCATTCGTCTCAATTCCGAAGGCCACCATGTGCATCAGGCTGGCAGAGGAGTCAGCTGTGTTCCTTGCTATAATGTCCAGTACCGGGTTTGCCGCACCACCGCCCGTCACCCCGATGCCGACCTTCATACCCTCAAGAGCTATGAGTTCTGACAGGTCAACATCTAGGCTGACAGGTACGGTGATAGGCGTTTGCGATATGGCAGCCGCCATTGCTGCCATTTGGCCCTGTACCTGGCCAGCATTCAGATTGACGTCCAAGAGGTCACTTATCTTGTACGCTTCAATCTTCCGCTTCAAGTACAGCAGCTGACTTTCTATCTGGCCTGGATTAAGGTTGACATCAAGGAGGTCAGCAATCTTGTGGGCCTGCAGCTTGCTCTTGATCATCGATAGCTGAGCATCTATGGCACCCGAGTTGAAGTCAAGAATGCTCACGTGAGGCAGAGTTTTGGCCCATGCACCAATCTTTGCTCGCAAGGCGGCAAGCGCGGGATCTACGGCACTGTCAGAGACGATGATTTCTATCTCTACCTCATTGGCCATCTTCCGGCCTCATTATCCGCTCCATGTCCAACAGCAGAAGGACACTTATGTCTTCCTTTCCGGCAACGCTAGGCGTACATTTGAACCTATCGCATATGGCGAGAATGTTGGATGCCTCCTGCCACTCAGGTGGCGGCCCTACTACGTCCCCAGACCGAGTGATTGCTCCGCCGACCTCCCTGAACCGTTCGAGCTCCCGGATGAGTCCGGGGGGACGGCGGTCATCGCCTTGAACCACTCACGGACCATGATCGAGACGGTCCTGTTCGGCAGTCCCTTGATGATCTCAATAGTCGGAGGGAGAGGATGTCCGTCATCGCCCTCTAGATTCCACGAAACCAGGCGTCTGGCGAACAGGTTGTTGATTTGGTCATCGGACTCGACGGCTGCATCACTGATCTTCTCGCTCTTGCTGGCGAGAGCTCCGAGGCGTAGCCCCTCGTGGAATTCTTCAACGGTAAGTGAGCCGATCCAGATCTCTACTAGATCATCGGACAGTTCCGACCCCGGTGGCCACGTAAGGTGGAACTTGGGCTTCTTGAGCTTGGCCATTTCCTGGATTCCTTTCAGCGTCCAGACCAGCGCCCGGACAGCTAGCATTATGACCTGGGGAGGGATCAGTTGACCGTCCAAGTCGGGACAGCGCCATCGGCAAGTTGGCCCGGAACTTGCCAGGTCAATTCGCCAGTGGCTGCACGCGTCAACTGGTAATCCGTCAGGACACAGTTGACGGTGAGCTTCGGGAAACCGGCCGTGGTGCCGATTGGGTCGAGCTCGACTGCACGATTGACTGTAGTTGAGCTGATTGTCGAGAATACCGCGTGCGAGAAGTTCGAGGCGGTATTGAAGACGCCATTAAGCGTCACGGTGTAGTCGGCAAGAAGCAGGAGCATCTCATGAGCAAATTTGTCAACGCCCGTGATGTCCTGAGTTGCACGTGGCGTAGTCTCGGCCCAGTTGGTGATGTCGTTGGTGATAGTCTGCAAAGACGAGGCAGCGTCAGCCACCTTGATAACCTCACCAAGACCGCTAGTCTTAGCCATTTCACCCTCTCTTTTTGATTGTATCTATCTTGTCGTGATGGTTGAGGGAATCGTCCACCCAATCTTCGATGTTGTGGTGAACGCGGGTCTCCCCTGTCTGTCCTCGCCAATCTCCCGGGATCACCAGCGCCCGAGGAGGACGATTAAGAGGAAGCTTGTGCTTATGGGCGAATCCGTCATTGCCTGGGCCGTAATGAAAGCTGAATGTGTAATGTCCGGTACGTTCCATCCTGTAGCTACGAGTCTTGTCATGAGTGACGTATTCGAATCTCTTACGACCCATATCAGTGCTCGTGTCTACATACAGGACAAATCCCTTCGTAAACTGTTCACATTCGTACTCCTCGCAGGTAGCATCCTCGAAGTGTGTCCCTCGAGGGCGCTGCAAGGCATAGGTCGTATATTGGCCCGGGTTGCCTGAGGGCGGACGCGGTAGCCTCTGCATGCTACCTCGAGCCATGTGCTCGGGCAGCCATACAGCGCCACGGGTGTCCATTAGAAAGATGTCCCCGCAATCGGGTTACGCCGATACATCACAGCAAACCGGCAGTATGTGAAAGTGCCCGTCGTATTGACCGCGACATACTGCCTCAAGGTGGCGTTATTCGCGGTAGCCAGTCGGGCTGCATAAGGAGCTGCGTTCTGGGATCCAAAGTCAAGGCCGGTAACGTTGGCGAATGTGCTGTTGTTGGCGCTGTCTTGCACTGCGATATCGATGGAGGTGCCCAGGAAAGAGAAGATGTGCAGGTATGCCTCAGCGCCGAAGTTAGTAGCAGCTACGTCGTTATTGCTAGCGCCAAGAGTCGGTGCAGTGTCAAGGCGAATACCAGGTGTGGCCTGAAGACCCCACAGCCCGCCGAAGCCGCTGCCCTGAATTTCAACCTTGGCCTGCAGATTGGCTGTAGTATCGCGAGTCCAGTCGTAGTTGATCTGCTTGCCGCCCGTGCAGAACGCGGCGTTGCCGATAGCCTGTCCGCGGAAGTAGCTGACGATAACGTCACCCGTGGGCAGAGGACCCAAGGCCTGATGTTCGGCGTTAATGGCCGTCCAGACCCATGTTGGCGCTACGCTGTAGGTCATCTGAATGGTGCCGAGCGGTGGCAGAATGTAGATGCCGGCACCGGTACCTACGGTAACCCCGTTGATGCTCACATTGGTCATCGTGCCGCCTATGATCTGGACAAGCACTGACCAGTTGTATGTACTCACCAGGGGCGTATTGCTGCCAGGCACGCCCGGGGCAGCCGTACCAGTTCCAACCTGATCGAAGAATGTGGTGAACTGTAGGTCGGCTGTGCGCAACGTAAGCTGCCGCTCGTGAGCGCTATCCTTGATTACCGTGAAGTCAATGACATCCCACGGAGTGCTCAAGGTGTCAAGCGAGGCGACGTCACCGGAGAGGTCGTACCCGCCGATATAGAAGTTGTCTCCAAGGCCACCTTGCTTAGACATCATGCCACCTGCGTCCACATATCGTTGATAATTACCGGGATCTGAATCGTCATCACCCTGAATATGGATTTATCTATTTCTACGTATCCTGCTGCTGCACTCATAGGCGCGCCATACATCCCCAGAAGATCAATGCTCCTGGTACCACCTGCGCCATCCAGGCCAAAGTCTCCTGATAGCGTGCCCATAATATCCGAAACCGCTGATGTGACAGTCGGGTCAATAGCATCAAACGGCTGAGACCTGAAGTTCTGGTAATTT